ATGGAAGATTGGCAGATGACACCAGAGGAGAGAAGCCTGAAGTACGACAGGGAACAAAAAGAAAGAGAAAACAAAAGAAAGAAGGGGATGAAGTCTCTGACAAAAGCACAACTAAAGGTGCTAAAGGCAAGTCATAATAATTTACGTAAGATTATTAACGACATAGAAGAGATGAACGACTTATATCTGTCTGATGTAGCAGAGTTAAGTAGGTGTTTCTATAGTATAGGCAATGAGTTCCTACTTGATAACACTTCCTACTGGAGCTACAAAGATCCTGATGATGCAGAAGAGTAACGTAAGACAGGAGGCACAAGCCCAAGCAGAGAAAGCATATGATCTGTTTATACTGTGGAGTAAACGCACAGTGTACGCTATCATTGCTACTCTGCTACTACTGGCAAGCTGCGACTTTGGTACAGACACAAAGACAGGTAGTCAGTACAACGGTGAAGTGTACGCACCAAGTAACATAGGAGAGTAACAATGGAGTTGACGGTTCACGATATAGATGCTGTAAGCATACATTTTCAAGAAGAGTTATCACTTGACCATGAGCCTAGCTTAGATCATTGGGCTAGACTTATAGCAGATGGTGAGACAGAAGAGGACGATCACTCCTCTGATTGGGACTATGAATATGAACGAGCATGGCGTTCACTGGATGCAGAGTATAACTACAGCTACGAGTATAGGGAGGATTAACAATGTCAGAGGTGGAAAGTTTATTGAGAAGAGTACAAGCAGCAGAGGATAAGCTGGAAGGTATCCAAGATAGAATAGATAGATTAGAGAGACTAGTAGAGATACTTAGGAGGGAGAACAAATGATACCAACAACACTTAGAGAATATATATGGTTCATGCATCAATGTGATATAGTGTGGACACCAAGCAACAAAGAAGAGGAGCCACCATTTTAATGCAACCAGGAACACAAATAATAATACCGTTTCTCCTAGCTTATGTAGGAGGTTTCATTTACTTCTTAGTAAAAGGTTATCGTAATGCTAATGGCAAAAGAAAAAACAATATTCAAACAAGGTAAAAGCTACACAGTAAGAGATGTAGTAGTAGAATACTGGGGTTCAGATGCTTTCCGTAAGCTAGGCTCTGCATCTCAGAAGGATTACTATGACTGTCTTAGGGTCATCAATGATGATGTAGGTGATACAAGCATGAAAAGATTAAGTGTGTCTTTAATGCAACAGTGTTACATCACGTGGTTAAGGAGAGGTGAGTATGTAAAGACAGGCAAACTAAGTATATACAGAGCTAACAAGATAGCTGCCATCATGTCTATACTTATCAACTGGGCTAAGAAAAACGGCATCAGTATAGAAAACCCTATGCCACTGTTAGAGAAGACACCTAATCCACAACGCACAGTAATGTGGGAACCAGAGCAAGTAAACAAGTTCCTGACTACAGCGTACAGCGAGTGGAAGTGGCGTAGCATTGGCTTAATTGTACAGATGGCATACGAGTGGGGGCAGCGTGTAGGTGACATGCGTATGCTTACATGGGCAGCTATCAACTTCGATAAGAAGCGTTGTGACTTAGTGCAGAGCAAGCGTGGAGCAGAGGTGCACCTACCTATCAGTGATACATTGATGCACGTACTCAAGCAACAGCACGAAACGTTTGGCTTCCAGTGTCTAGTGACACCACAAGTACAGCCTAGTGATGGATCATACAAGCCCTACACTTTAAATATGCTACACGTCTACGTCAATGCAGTACTAGAGGCAGCAGAACTACCTAGCTACCTCACAGCTATGGACATGAGGCGTACAGCTATCACTGAGATGGTAGAAGCTGGTGTAGATATAACACAGATCAAGCAAGTAAGTGGACACACTAACATAAATAGCTTGACTCCTTATATCAAACACACTTACACTGGAGCATCAGAAGCCCTAGCCCAACGTCAAGCATTCAAGGAGAAGAAGTAATGCTAATAGATATCAATGCCTTAGATGTAGTAGAAGGAGAGCAGATACGCCAGGACTGCCCAAGATGTAAAGGTAAGAACACCTTCACTGCAACTAAGCGCAATGGTACTTTAATCTACAATTGCTATAAGTTATCGTGTGATCTTCAAGGTAAGATAAACCTGGGCATATCTAAAGAAGAACTAGAGCACTATCTAGTGACCCCTCTTATCGAAACAGGTAGTATAAACAAGAGGTTAGAGCACTTTGTTTATCCAGAACATGTAACGACTGACTCAAGCAACAAGTATATCAATAGATTTCGTATGCGTTGGAGTGGCGAGTACGCAAATCCCTTAGAAAACATAGAGTTACTGTACGATCTTAAAGATAAACGTGCAGTATTTCCTATCTACAATGATGGACTTATCGTTGATGCAATAGGTAGAGCACTAGATGGTAAGCAGCCTAAGTGGTTACGCTACGGTGGTGCAGCAGAGTATGCCAAGTATTGCTACGGCACTCCTAATGGAGTGTACGTTGTAGTTGAGGATGTCATTAGTGCAGTCACTGTGGCTACAGTATTTCCTGATGTCACAGGCTTTGCTTTACTAGGCACAAGTCTTACTGATGCACACAAGGAATGCTTGAGTGACAGTGCTAGTTATGTTATGGTTGCGCTTGATCCAGATGCACTAAGAAAGACTTTAGTTATGCGTAAAGAGATAGAGGCATGGTGTGACATACCTACCAGAGCTATCAGGGTGCATAATGATATTAAGTATCAGGATGCAGAAGACATGGACTTTATAGGAAGATGGATAGATGTTGCAGAAAAGTCACACTAACAAACAAAATCCAATGGCGAAGGAGGTTAGACAATCTAAGTACAAACAACAGGTAATACCTGATAAGAAGAAACCCAAACCAGTACGTAAAGATAAACATAAAGGAGCAAGACATGATGACGCAAGAGATTAACCCAAGAACAGGTAAACTAAAGTATGCCCACCACGGAAACAATCCAGACATACAGAGAGCAAGAAATGTAAAGAGTAATCCTAAACGTATGTATGTAGACGGTAAGTATATAAAAGACACACACCCTCTGCATAAACCTGGAAGGTACACATCATTTGGTGATGCTGCTTTTACTGCACTACAAAAGGATGCACAAGTAAAAGAAGGGTACGTCTATGTTATTACTAACCCAGCTTGGTCTGATTGGGTCAAAATAGGTATGGCTATTGATGCAGAGGATAGGCTCAACGGATACCAGACAAGCTCACCTATGCGTGACTATGAGTTAGTCCACGCTATCCCAACTCCAGACAGAGCCAGAGCAGAACGTGTCGCACATAAAGCTGCTGCTATGTGTGGAGAAAGAAAAGGCGAGTGGTTTAAGATAGATACAGCAGAAGCTGTGACAATATTGCAACACATAAAGGAAGCTGAAGATGCAGACAGACAACAGAGAGAATCAACTAACTAAAGATATCAACCGTATGATACGGACTCTCAATGCTAAGACACTATCTAAGACTAGACGTAGGCAAGTAGAGGAGGACATTGCATACAAGCAGAAGAGACTACAAGATCATATGGGCGTTAAGACTTTCATACGTCCTATGAATAGTGTAGAGCGTAAGGCAGCAATAGATAAGAGGAAAGCTAATAACTATGATTGATGTGACACTTATAGATAACATGGGCAGTGACCTTACTGTAGTGAACGCTGCTCGTGTTAGCTTTAACAAGAAGAGTGAGTGGGATGAGGACAATACACTTACTGTAAGTGATAGTAACCTTATATCATATCTTGCAAGGAACAAGCACATGTCACCCTTTGGGCATTGCTTTGCTAGCTTCCATGTTAAGGCTCCTATCTTTGTAGCTAGGCAGCTAGTCAAGCATAAGTTCCTACGATGGAATGAAGTAAGCCGTAGGTATGTAGACTATGAGCCTGAGTTGTATGAGCCTAATGATTGGCGTGGACGTAGTGTTGACAAGAAGCAAGGCAGTGAAGGTATTACATACCCTGATGAAGACATTATTAGTTTTTACAAACACGCTTCACTACTTAGCTACAACCAGTTACTCGAAGCTGGAGTTGCACCAGAGCAAGCACGTATGGTGTTGCCACAAAGCACCATGACTGAGTGGTATTGGTCAGGTAGTCTTGACGCATTCTCAGATATGTGTAAACTTAGACGTGATTATGATGCACAGTATGAGTCACGCTTGGTAGCTAACTCAATTAGTATGGACTTGAGTACATTGTACCCTGCGTCATGGAAAGCTTTAATAAGAGGAGAATAATATGGAACACGGAGAGTTAGCTTTACTTAGAACTTTGATGGACAAAGACTTCTATGATAGCAACAAGGGGATACACACACCAGACAAACTGTTTACTAAGGATGTACGCAAGGTCAAGCAGACTATAGACTACGCTATGAATCAGTTCGATAAGGACTTAAACTTCTCAGAGTTAGAAGGTTTGTTCTTTACTAGAGAGACACTTACTACAGCCAACAAAGATTCATACAAGAGATTGTTTGATAAGCTGCGAGAAGAAAGACCTATGAACCAAGAGGTAGCTCAAGAGGTTATGTCTAATCTGTTTCAACAGGTAGTAGGTGAAGAGGTAGCTAACTTAGGTTTTGACTACGTTAATGGTGAGAAGAATACACTTGAGCCACTGCGTAACATACTGACTGACTATCAAGATAACTTCATGCCTAATCTAAAAGTTGATTGGGGTGACATATCTATTGACAATCTACTGGTAGCTAATGAGATACAGTGCAAGTGGCAGTTCAACATACCGTCACTACAGCGCAAGGTAGAGGGCATATCAGGTGGGCATCTAGTTCTAGTAGGTGCTAGACCTAACACAGGTAAGACATCCTTCCATGCTTCTATGATTGCATCTGAGCGTGGCTTTGCTAGGCAGGGTGCTAAGTGTATCGTGCTGTGTAACGAAGAGGACTACACTCGTGTTGGTGCTAGGTATCTCAGCGCAGCATCTAACATGCCTATGGAAGAGATCAAGGACAACTATGCCCTAGCATCTACAAGGTATAAGCCAGTGTATGACAACATCAAGATAGTTGATAGCACAGGTAAGGACATGGTGTGGGTTGAGGCAGTAGTTAAGAACCATAAACCTGACGTGGTTGTACTTGATATGGGTGACAAGTTTGCTAACAAGACAGGTGCAGACTCTCATGTATACCTCAAGGATGCAGCGATACACGCTAGAAATATTGCCAAGCAGTATGACTGTG